ATCATTTTCACCATGAAGAGAAACTTTATTATAACCAACAAAATCTGGTTCTTCCCCTTCTTCGGGTGTAAAAACAGAATTAAATTTACCTAAAACTTGTATCATAGCCCATTCAGGTATCCCCTTAAATTCTCCAAAAGCATACTTTTTTTGGAGTATTGCTTCATTAACCCTACCGCTTTGTTTAGTATAAACTACACCACTTTCTCCCGAAGTAGTTTGTTGGCTAGGCATACCTTTAGTTGGATCTAATTCAGATGCAGGGACAATTTTGTCATAATATGTTTGACCACCTTTCGAATATGTTTTAACATCTTCTGGAACTTTGATCTCATCTAATTCTGTTTTAAGATAATGTTCAATGTTCTTTTTAATGAACTCAGGATCAGCACCAGCACCTTCAACTACTTTTACAAAGTTCTCTACACATAGCATAGAGAATAACAAGTGTTCAAGAGTAACATACTCATGTCTTAACTTCTTAGCGTCATTAATTGACTTGTCAAATACTGCTTGTAATTCGTCGCTCGGTTCTACCATTTAACATCCACCTTATATTTTTTAAATAATTTTTGTTGTTTTTTCTTAGCCATATCTAATCTAAGTTTACTTACTCTGTCTGTAAAGTTTATGCCTTGTAAGTGATCATATTCATGTTGAAAGATCCTTGCATTATAACCTACAAACTCTATTGTACACTCTTTGCCGTTAGAGTCAAGATACTTGGCAACCAAAGCAGTTGCACGTTTAACTTTAAAGTATAATCCTGGGTAACTTAAACAGCCTTCTTCACCTTCAATAACCCTATCATCTATTTTAACAACTTCGGGATTGAATAGTGCAAACGGTTCATCAAAGCCTTCCATCTCGTGTGGCTTTAGAATAAAAACTTGTCCATCAAGTCCGACTTGGTTAGCACTTAGACCAACTCCTGCATTCTTATCCATAATATCAATCATTTGTTTCTCAACATCTTTTGCATCAAGACTATTAAAATCAAAAGGTTTGACTTGTTTCTCTAACCATTCATTTGGGTGTAATACTAATTTTAATTTCATAACTTCCTTAATATATCTTTTTGTTTGTCCGTTAAGTTCTTAGGAACTGTACCTTTTATGTTTAGGTATACGTTACCTGCTTGACCTGTATTATAGTTTGGGAGACCTTGTCCGTGTATGCTTAATGTAGTGCCTGGTTGTGTGCCTTGTGGAACATTAATACTTATAGTACGTCCGTTGGGTAAACTTAAATTTGTGGCAGTGCCTAATATCAAATCAAAAACTCCAATTTCAGTTTGTACATGCAAGTCTAAACCGTTTATATCAAACTTTGGATCACGCAATATACGAACTTTTACATGAAGGTCGCCTTTGGGTAACTGTTGTATACTATCATCACCTAATCCGTGATAGTTAATAATGTCACCGTGTCTTGATCCTTTAGGAATATCTATGTTAACAGTTTGTTCTTTACCACTTCTTGTTCTAAATGTAGCAATTACACCTTTACCTGTGTATACTTCTGCTAATGTAATATCACATGCTATAGTTACATTTGAATTACGTTGCGGTCTACGTTGTTGCTGTTGAAAGCCTTGTCCAAATGCTTGTGCAAATAAATCTTCAAACCCTCCCATTCCTTCAAAGCCATTTGGACCAAATCCTTGTGGTTGGGGGTTATCATATTGCTGTCTTTTTTGTGGATCTTTTAAAGTGCTGTATGCTTCATTGATTTGTTTGAATCGTGAATCGTCACCACCAGTCCTGTCAGGGTGGTGTTGCATACTCAATTTCTTGTATGCTGACTTTAAATCTTTTTCGGATGCGTTTCTTGGAACGCCTAAAACTTCATAATAATCCATAGCACTATTATATACTTATTTTAGACGAAAGTCAAGAAGTATTTTGTTGGAAGGTATTACTTACTTTTTACTTTTAGATGTACCAGTGTAAAGACCAAACCAAGCCGCGCCAGCACCAACTACGATACTAATTAAACCTGATTGTTCCATAGTAGGAGCAGGTAAGTTCATGTACCAAATTACGCACTTGTATAGTAATACAATGTAAACAGTTAAGAATAATCTTGGAAAGATTCTCCAAGCATCAACTGCTCTTGCCATATGTATTAATTTTGCGTATGGGTTAACGCCTAAGTCTTTTATACTTGTGTCTACTTCTAAATCTACTGTAATTTTTTGTTTAGGTTCTGCAACCTTTATATCATCAGCCATTATTTTTTACCCTCTAATTTTTTAAGACGAGCCTCTAACTCATCAATTTTCTTTGTTACGTGTGGATACTTTTTACGCCATGCATCCGTAGGTTGCTCTAACCAAGTCCACCCCCATCGTTGTACCAAGTGGTCAACTATTAAATCAAACTTTGCATAGGCCCACAATCCAATACGTGTACCTTTGATATAAGTTGAAAACGCAAGACCGAAAAGCGATCCAACGAGTGCAGTGTATATCCACAGACGATCGCTCGCCATTCTTTCTATTAATTCCCACATAGTATTCCCTCGTTAACTATGTATATTTATCTGAATGTTAGAAAGAACAACTTAATTCACCCTTGGGTGTTAACTTATCAGTCCTTAAATCGTCTATAGTTTCAATGGATTCTGTGTCAATATCGACACCAGGCTTCATATTACAGCGTTCTGTTGAACAGCCAGCCAGTACTATGAGCACCAACACTATAAATGTAAGTCTCACTACTCTGCTTTTGGAGTTTCAGGTTCGTAATAATCTTTGTATTCGTCTATTACTTGTCTTTGTTTGATCATGTATGCACGGATCTGTGCAAAGTTTTTAGAAAGGAATTCGTAGTCTTTGTCGCTTAAACCAAATAGTACAGGATCTTTACCTTGTTCTTTTAGTTTAGCAAATACTTCTTCTGCATTTTCGCTTGTAATGATTACCCATTCCAAAGGTTCCATCTTAGCCGCATCTGGATGTGGCAAATTAAGAGGTGCTCTTGGAACTTCTGTTTCAAATATTTTCAGTTCTTTTACACTTGAACAACCACTTACTATGATAGCAAGTAAACTAATGATTAATATGTTTTTAATATGGTACATAATTTGGGTTCGCTATACTTGGACACTCTGTGTTTGCTTCTGATTTCTTAGTAGCGTTAATCTCTTTTTCTGTTAATGGTGCTCCCATTGCAATTTCTACACATCGCAATGCTTTCTTAGTTGCATTATTAAGAACACGTTCGATTGGCTTTGTTCTTTTAACAGCAAGGTCGCCTAAATCTCTTACTTCACCTTTTGAATTAATTTTATTAAAACGTTTATCTAATGCTGTAAACTCTGCGGCAAGTGTTTTGTTTGTCTGTTCAAGTTCTTTATTAGCAACAAGAATTGCTTTAAAGTCATTAGCCTGTTGTGCAATAACAACCTTTTGACTTTCAACACTTTGTTCTAACTTTAAATTATTTGCTTCTGATATTGCTAAATCTGACTTTAGTGTTTTTACATACATAACACCGCCACCGGCGCCTGCTAACATTATTAACACTATTGCTATTTTAATTGAACTAAACATTATCTTCCCTGGTCACAAACTTTAATAGTGATGACTTTATTGTCACCATCTGTCATTTCTTTAAACAAAGGTCCTACGTGATACTCGTGGCCGCAGTTTTCACAACTTACTTGGCTTGAGCGATCGCTGTTTCTCTGGTCTCGTTTACTCTGCGTGTCCATCCTCTACCAAACGTTTCAAAAGTTTTAAGTGACTCATAAAAGTCTTGTCTAATTTGCTGGTATTCTTTGATAGCGTGTGTTACGCCTTTCGCTTCGCAATAACCTTGAGTCATCTTGATTGTGTTAGGGCCAATCCACCCGTCTATTTTAGAACCAACCATCTTCTGTAAGAATTTAGTTGCACGGTGACGTCCGCCGTTTACACACATGTCAAATACACATAAGTCTAAACCTGCTGGAATATCATCTGCTAAGATTGCTTTCCAATAATTTTTCTTATAAATTGGAGTAACATCTTCAATAGTTAATTCTTTAATTCTATCTTTAGTAACAACCTTACCCATCCAATCTTCGTAAGTTTGTTTAGTAACGCCTAAATTAGTTGCGCCACCTGGATCTTTAGGGTGATCAACATAACCGCCTTCATGATGTAGAATAATTTCTAAACATGTTTTAAAATTGTCTTTTGCCATTTGTGTTTATCCTCTTTTACAAATTAGTGAGTACCCATTGTTTTCAAGTACCAATTTTTTACCGTACTTTGTGATGTCATAGTCACCTAAGTACTTTGTTAAGTAGATGACTTCAGCGAAGCCGTTGACATCTAATGACTCATTGATATTTACCTTCTCATTGGGTGCGAAATCCACTATATTGAGATAAATTGGATCCATGTATGTGTTCTTAATACGCAACTGGTTCTCATTTATAATATCAATTTCTTCAGCATAGCTCTTGCTAAAGAAGTTCTTATAGTTATCCATATTACTTTCATTAACTTTGATTTCATATGCATTATGATCTGTTGGGACCATTTCGGCTAAGTTAGCCTCATTACAATCTTGACTCTTAAAGCCTTTGTAATATCTAAATTTCATACCGTCTAAACCGGAAATCTTTGTTATGCCGTCTACTATCTCATGTATTTGACTTGGAGTATCTTTACTTCTTTCAACTTCGATGAATACTTTATACATACCATCACGTTGCTCACCGTTAGTAGCATCAGCATCAAGTACAAATGGATATCCTTTTTCAACAAAGTTTTCTAAGTCTTTTGCACTACCTTCGTTCTTAGTTGAGAAACTTAAAACACAAATGTCTTTGTCGTCACCCATTTTAGATTTGAAACTATCAATCTCAAAAATACGATCAACAAGGTCGATTAAATCATCTTTGCGTAGGCCCATTATACTGCACCTTCTGCTGGCATTTCTGTTCCTGCACCTGTACCTGCTTGAACGCCTGCTTCTGCTGGCTCAGCCTCTGGTGCGGCACCTGGTGCTTGTCCAGGCTCAGTATTAAGATCAATCATTTCATTATATCCACTATAAATGTCTACAATAAGTTTTTTAGGCATATTAATTTCTACGACCCAAATCTCTCTGCGGTCAAGTTTGCCTTTTTTAGTGCCAGGACGAATATCTTCTGGCTTACGAATTCTTCTTGGTTCCAGTATATGGTCTTTTTTGTACGAAACTTTACAGTCGTAATCTAATAGACGTTTACCGCCCATTGGGTCAGGCATAGCATCTCTTGGCCACATAAATGCACAAGTAACCCAATGTCTACCAATCTTAGGACCAGCAACTAATTCGCCATCTTCCCAGTTCTCGTACACATATAGATCTAACTCGTCTAAGACTCTTTCAAAGTCTTTAAGCACCGTAAATGCAGTATCGCTTTCGTAGATACCCTGAATATTTTGTATAACTTCTAATACGTCTTTCATATGCTCTTTCCAATCTTATACACTTATTTATCAGGTTTAGGATTATAAGTATGTGGTTTTGTCACGAGATATATCGCTAAATATTTTTGTAGGGAAGGTATCCTACGAATAGTTTGTATTTCATAAAAGGAGAACTTAATGGGTGCAAAAAGAAGTGCTCGGAAGAGCAAACAACGCAACGAGAACAACATTGTTGCAATCAACAACTTTCTTCCACAGAAGAAAAAAGAAGTCAAAATACTACCCCGAAACATTAACCAAGAAACATACGTACTGAAACTGTTAGACCCTAAGAAGGACATAGTCTTTGGCATAGGGCCGGCAGGAACAGGTAAAACTCTGTTGGCAGTACAAACCGCGGTTAAACAGTTTAAAGATGGGGCGGTAGATAAAATAGTCGTAACAAGGCCTGCTGTAAGTGCAGATGAAGATCTCGGATTTTTACCGGGTACTATGGAGCAAAAAATGGCACCATGGACACGGCCGATCTTTGATGTACTAAAAGAATACTTCACAGCAACAGATCTTGAAGGTATGACACAAGAGGGTGTACTTGAAATTGCACCTTTAGCCTACATGCGTGGTAGAACATTTAAGAAAGCATTTATAGTTGCTGACGAAATGCAAAATGCTACGCAAAATCAAATGAAAATGTTATTAACAAGATTAGGTACTGGAAGTAAAATGGCAGTTACTGGTGATCTTGCACAGGCAGATAGACTTGCTGATAACGGACTCATAGATTTTTGTAGACATTTAGAAAACAAAGGTACCACAGACCGTTTAACAGTTGTCGAATTCACAAGAGGGGATATTGAAAGACACGAGGCAGTGAAAGAAGTACTTGAAATATATGGAGATGTTTATTGATCGCCGGGTAAATCGGTATCGTGAGCGTCAACAGTATAATATTTCTTTTGCTTGACCCACTTAATCCAGCCTGCGTAAGTAATATTATGTAGGCTGGATATGGCACGGTGACGTTTAATAACAGTTTCGTCAAGTTCAAATGTTCTTGCAACCTGTGTTTCACGTTTGAAAGGTATAACTTGTACCAATGGTTCACCCATTTTAATCATAGTGGGTTTAATTTCTTTTAACATAATATTAATAGGACTTTGTGGAGCACCTGTATCGTGATCCATTACACCTGGAACTGCTTCCCAGTTCTTTCCTTCATGATAATACATTGGAAGATACAATGTACTGTATCCAACCTTGTTCCATGTAAACCAAGGATTGTCTAATTTAATTGCACCTCTAACAGAAAACTTTTTATTTAGAAGTTCGCCTAACTGTTCTTCAGGGTGATAAGCATCATTGTAATTAGGTTCACTATAACGTGTTTCTATATGTTTTCCATCTGGTGTTGGAATAATTTCAATATCACAAAACGCAGGAATAACAAATCCCATACTCATATAATCTGTAATACCAGGACATGATCTAACTGTTTTATGATGATCTATATTGTGTCGTCCTTTTTCATAATACGGACTCATTTCTTTAAACTTCTCTGGAAAGAATTTACCTGCTGGTTGTATTGGAGCATACTTACGTACTCCCCAATTTGCACAAGCAAAATTAATCACAGGTGTTTCTTTAGAAAAGAGATTTTTTATGAAATTGAACATATAACTACTTATTGGAGGTTTCCAGCAAGAGGAAATATTGTGGCTATTACTTTTGCACATGCATGAGCAATTTCCATATGTTCTTTTTGTGTACCATTAGCACCACGTAATTCAATATAATGCACCCAACTACGTAGAGTACCATTCATGTACAATGTTGTTTTAGTAATGCCTTCGGGTAATACCTTACGTGCTTGTTCTTTAGCAATACCTTTTTCAATAGCATTATCGTAAATAACCTTAGATGCTTCTGCAATATACTTTTGTTGTGCGTCCCACCACATTGCTAATTCTTTGTCTTCGGTCTCAATACTGTTTTGTCTGTTCTTAGTATCTTGTAAACGTGCTTCACTGTATTCAAACATGTCGCCTTGTTCTTCTGGATTAGCATAACGTTGACTAAACTCTTGGAAACTAAAACTTCTATGTCTTACAATCTGATGTGCAATATCACGTGTGGTTTGAATTTCTAAACAAGCACTTACCATCTCAAGTGGAGACCAATGTTGATGTTTAATCAAATATTTGATAAGTTTCTCATTAGTTTCTTTATTCATTTGATTGCTTGGGTTACTTACCCTGGCACAAAACGCAATAAGGTCTTGTACATTGTGTAAATCGTTTTCATAATCTTCAGTAGGCTTTGAATAACTTACTAACTTAACTTGCATGTTCGTATTCCTCTTTTGTTACGGTTGCACTAATGTTGCCTGATATTGCAACTCTGTCATGGTCACAATTTTGATGTGGTACATTGTGACTTGTATTACCAGGGAATAAAACCAATAAACCACTTCTTGGTTTTACTTTGAAATTTGATCTTGTAAATTGTAATGGAGAACATTTCTCACATGCATTTACATAATAACAGAAACTAAATGTAGCAGGCCAATGAGCATGTTCTACTGTGTGATGTCCTGCTTGATTTTTATAAACCATTCCCCAACAATCAATAATATTCCAACGCATCATTTGTGCGCCACGTTGACTTAATCCTTCTACACTATTAATACATTGTAGTATAGCAAAGTCGCAAATCTTTTTAAAGTCAGGGTCTTCGTAAAGTCTAAAGTCAGTCATATCGGCTTTTACGTTGCTTCTATGACCCATCTCGTCACCCATACTACGTATTTTTTCTTCGAGTATAGGATTAAGTGTATCGGATTTGTTGTAACTTACTTGTATTACATCAAATTCTTCTTGTGATATTAATGGTGTTACTTGAAAAAAGTCTTCCAACTATCCCGTCCTTAATAATACGTGATACCCGTATTCAGTTTCAATTGGGAATGTAAGCATTTCATCTTTGTTTATTCCACTTATAGGTTTAGCAATCTCGTATTCCATATCCCCTGGATAATCAAACCAACCTAAGTCGCCACCATTCTTTGCACTTTTTCTACAAGCACTATGTTCTTTTGCGGCTTGATCAAAAGTTAGTACACCTTCTATAATATCTTGAATAATAAATCCTGCTTCTTGCTCCGCCGCTGGCTTAGGACGATTACTTGTTTGTGCAGTAGCACCTTGATGACTAATTAGAATATGACTTGCTCTAAGTCTTTGTATTTTTACACTCATTCTCCTGCTCCAGGTTTAGGAGAGAAATATTTGTTAAACTTATCAGGAACGTCCACCCAGTCTTCGGCGTCTTCCGGAACAGCATCATCATCTTTCTCAGTAATGTTAGGCCATATGTTTGAATATTTTTGATTAACGTCAAACCATCGTTTATCTGTATCTTCTGTATCTGTAATAATTGCATCTACAGGACATTCAGGAACACAAACTCCGCAGTCAATACATTCATCTGGATTAATAACAAGCATATTTTCACCTTCGTAAAAACAATCTACTGGACAAACTTCTACGCAGTCCATGTGCTTACACTTTACACAATTTTCATTTACAAGGTATGTCATATTACTACTTATTAAGTTTACAAACGTGCTAACCTAATCATGGTCGCCGCTAAATTAATCTCAGGATCTGCAACAAGTGTATGATCCACCAAGCCTTGTTTAATCACAAGTATTGCACTCTCTTGTTTTTCTTCATCACCGAACAATGCAATGTTATCATACATCCATTTGTAAATATCTTCTACTTCATCTGGACGTACTTGACTACAAACAAGTTTCCTTGCTTGACCAATCTTACCTGCTTTAAACAGTTCAACCATCTCAATCTTATAATCTGCTTCACCTGTGTCACCATCAGTAGGTTTGTTAAGTACACCGTCTGCACTATTCATTTGTACTGTGTTAATACACTTACGCAAGTCTGGATAAGTTGCTTTTACATAAGTGTCAAGTGTGTCTAAGTCTGGAGTAACACCTTCTTCAATTAAGATCTGTGCTACACGAGCCGTAAATTCATTTTGATCAATACGTTCAATATGAAAGCCTTGACATCTACTATGCAATGCAGGAATAATTCTGTTAGGGTAGTTACAGGTTAAAATAAATCTGCTTGTAGTATGATACTCTTCCATCACGCCACGCAACGCCGCTTGTGCGTTTGGACTTAGATAATCAGCCTCATCAAGTAATACAACTTTAAAGTCACCAAATGGAATCATTTGTACAAAGTTTACAATCTTGTCACGTACATCTTCTACACTGTTTGTTCTTGATGCGTTAATTTCTAAGATGTCTAAATCGTTAAGATCAAGTTCATTGAATAAAAGTTTTGCAAGTGTTGTTTTACCAATACCTGCATTACCGCTAAAAAGTAAATGCGGAATTGTTCCTTCTTTGATCCATTGTTTTACTTGATTCTTTTGATGTTCATCTCTGAACACATAACCGTCAACTGTATTAGGACGATATTTTTCTACCCATAATTCTTTCATGCCTGTTTTATCCTCTTTCTTAATTCACTTGTACTAAATGAATGTTGCCTTTTATTATAATATATTTCTATGCCGTTGTCAATACATAATTGCTTACCTGTATACTCTTTTGTACGATATTCTTCACCAATAAAACGAGTACAAATTTGGTAAGTTAATAAGATATCAATTACGTCTTGTTCTGTAGCATAAGGAATAATTTGATCAATATACTTACAACCTTCAAGTTGTACATATCTTTCAAACACACTCTGTATTGGTTGATTCTTTTCCGGTCTATCAATAGTAGGGTCAGTTTGTAATCCTACTATTAAAAAGTCGCAGTTTTGTCTTGCTTCTTTAAGCATAGCAACGTGTCCACTATGGAACAAATCAAATGATGAGAATGTTATTCCTGTATTCATAGTGTTATTATACAGACAAACAGGACGTTTGTCAAGTGTTTTTTAGAGGTCGCCGTCTTTGCGATTCTCCGAAAAGTGTACATCGAATTCACCTCCCGGATATCTTGACTTCAATTTGTTTACGTTTTCTTCTAAGACGTCATTAGGGTCAAGGCCCAAAGCACGACAACTGTTAATCCAATACCAAGCGATGTCGCCAAGTTCTCGTTTAGCATGAAATATTGTGTCTGCATCCAATGGTTTACCTTGGAATATACATTTTTTAACAATTTCAGCAAATTCGCCTCCTTCTGATGCCATCCCAATTGATCCAGTTAGTAGCAATGCCATGTTAACATTACTGTCTTTTTCAAGTTTTTCTAACTGTGCTGTTAAGGCACCTGTTTCATTACTTTGTAATGATGTTACTTCTTGTACAAAATCTTTGTACTTATTTAGATCTACGTTATCCAATTTTTATTCCACTTCTTAGTTAGCGCCAAAGTCCTCTGGACTGTGTGCTTGATTATCACCCGCACCTGAAAAGGCACCAAACATAGTTTCTTCTGGTTGTTCATCTTGCCAAGCAAGAATTCCTTCCGCTTCAACTGTACGCATGTCTACATAGTTTCCATCTTCGTTTTCGTCAACTTGGAAAGTACGTGTCCAACGTCCATGTGATACTAAAATCCAATCACCTACTTCATATGGATCTTTATTAGTGTTACCTTTGGAAACAACTTGTCCCCAACGTGGCTTAATACCTCTATCCTTACCATCATCACTTGTAATAATAATTCCTCCAGCGGTCTTTTGTTCGCCGAAGTTCATATGTTTTACAATAACACGATCGTGGATTGGTCTAATACTACCTGTAACCTTGGTTGGCATAGCAGGTTTTCCTGCCGCCATTGCTTCGTAATCTAAATCAGACATTAGTCACCTTTTTTTACAAAATTGCCATCGTCGTCTTCGACCCATTCGTCTTTAACAACAGTTTCTTTTTCAACTTTTTTAGTTGCTTTTTTAGCAACGGGTGTTTCCTCTACAACTTTGTTTACAGGTTCTTCAGCCTTTGCCGCAACAGGTAATTCATCTGTAACAACATTAGGATTGTCTCTGTAAAAGTCAGCCATAACATCTTCACGTTTTCTAATAATCTTACCGCCTGGGCCTAATTCATCGCCACGTGCATTTACACGAGCATTTCCTACAGCCGGAGTAAGTTCGTTTTTTTGACGTAATAGATCCATGTCAACTTGTTTACCTTGCATTGACTTGTATACTTTACGTCCTTTTTGTTGTGCCGCCATATTCTTCTCCTATTATATGTTTACTTATCTCAGGAACTCCTGCCAGTCCAGGTCAAAGTGAATTGAGTTTATTCTATGTATTCCAATTAAGTATAGCACATAACTTGCTACACTTGAACCTCTACCTACACCCCATACTATATTGTTTTCACGCATGAAGTCTACCAAATATATCATATACTGCAATAACGGATACATTCCTCGTTCATCAAACTCAACAAGTTCTGCTTCAGTACGCATCCATTCTTCTCTGTCACCAATTTGTTCTTTGTCAAGTTCGTCTTGTAGTTTAGCATACATCCATTTGTGTATATCAATGTCTTTATACTTCTGTGGCATAAACCATTCACTTTGACATACATTGTCAAAAGTTTTTTGATCTACATCTAATGGAACATAAAATTGTAATTGGGGATTGCCAAACTCTTTTGCCCACTTGTTAAACTGTTCAAGTTCATCAGTTTTATCACATAGGACAATATGACACTTGTCAATAGATCCTGTATAGATCATATCGATTAAGTTTTGATTCGTAAATGTAGGAACTCCGTTAGAGTCTGTTTTTATCAGCATGTATATATTTTAACTGATATTAATCAGATTGTCAAGATCTTTATCGCCATTTTCTACCATTTCTTTTCGGTAGCGTAGGCGAAGTTCGTCTCGATAGCCGTCTAATATCATAGACATTTGCATTTGGACTTCTGGGTTGCGTGTCATGAAGTACTTTTTGGATAGTTCCGTTAACTTCGCCTCAATTTGCGGAGTCGTGAATTCGGTTAAGTCTTCGTGGTGCGGGTGAATCATACTATGCCGCGTATGTGCCGTCGTATTTTACAAAGATAGTTGAACCTGCATTGTAAGTCCAAAAATCGATTACAATAGGATTGCTGTCATTAGTTACAGAAATTTCATTACTTGGTCCACTGTATGGCCAATCGTTATGGAATTTCAATGTTGAACCTGCTTCAGTACCAATTGTTAAAGTACGTGTTGTACCATCATTAACAAGAATTACTCTAATCTTACCAACTTTACCTGACTCAGGCCAACCAGTTGTTGTAAGTGTAACATCGCCACTAATAATAAAAGTTTGAACTGGTCCAAATTGGAAGTCAATGTTCTGAGAGGCTTGAACAGTACCGCCAGCGTTTAGTTCTTCACTTACATCAACCAAATTTGCATTGGTAATGTTGTTACCTAAGAAGTTGTTCGCTTCGTTCTTCTTTGCTGTGTTGTCTTGTAGTGCTTCAATTTCTGCTTTTGATGCTACGAAATTGCTTTTGATTGTACCAAAATTATCTCTAAACCCTTGTGAGTCATTGTCCTGACCTGCTACAGGGTATGCTGAGTTAATGCTTACATCATCAATATTACTTGCCATTATATTACCTCTCTATGCTTTTATTTATCTGTTTATATATTGTGTTCATAATTTGCGAACAGTATATATTGGTCTTGTGAACTGCCCGTAGTGCTATCTATAATGTATCTATCAATATCAAAATCAATTGTTTTAAAATTGAAATCAGCGTTTTTGATATTAAGCATTACTTGATCTGCTTGTCCTGCCTGGCAGTAAGCAATAGGTATGGCACTTGTATACCCTAATTCTTGTACACTGTTTGTTTGTGTTGTACGCATCCACAGTGGTAAAAAGTCTCTTTCTGTAACACCAGTTTCTGCTATTCTATCTCTCATATTTTGTAAATTTGAGATATATTTGGTATTATCGTTATCTTGACTTACTTTGACTGCACTGCTGTCAACTTTTAACGTATTAGTAATTGGTCTAAATCTATATGGTTCTGCTCGTTCAATTATAAACTCTTGTACACTTGTAACTGTAGCCCCTACTCTTGTTGTAACTGTAATATTACCTACTGTAGGAAATACAACACGACCGCTTCTTGTAATAATCTCTAAATCATTACCAATGCTTTGTACATTAATTGTTGGAGTTCCTGTACCTCTAACTCCAAGTTCGAATGAGCTCTTACCTGAACCTAATGCAGTTGTATCATCTTGACTTTCAAACTCAACACTGTCTACTGTAATACTATTACTGTTTCTACTTTTAAACTGTTTTGCAGTTCTTCCGTTAGTTGGCTCTGCAGGATCAAACACTTCTAAATATACAACTTCGTATACAGTATCATTACTGCCAGGTTCTTTTGCTACTGCTTTTTTAACTTCGCCAACTTTGTAAACTTTACGTTTATGATTCTTTGCTGTTGCCGCCACATATTTTCTAATGTCTTGTGTAAGTATACCTGCGTATGCTAACATCTTAATTTCTTTTTGTACACCAAATTGTGGATCACCTGCTCTGTAAACAAGGTCTGGTGGAAATATACTTGGATTAGATACAAATGCTTCGTAACTACTTCTAACAGTTTGTTTTAAGAAAGGCTTCATGAATAAGTTACTATACAAATTATCATCTGGGTCAAGTACGTCAAGTGTAAATTCTTGTTCAACTGCACTAAATCCAAAACGGTCTTCTGCTTTTACTGTAAACTTAAATTCTCTATCTATAACAGTCTTAGAACCATCAAAGTTCATTGTACCACTATCAAAGACTGTAAGTCCTGGATTAGTAGCAGTACCAAATTGATTCACTTTACCAATTATCTCACCGCTAATATCTAACTGTAAGCCTGAAGGTAAGTTACCTGATACAATGCTATATAACAACCTTGAGTCTGGAACAGTTGTTGTTGCTTTTATACTTTTTGTTGAAATAAAGTTTGCACTAATATTTCCTAAGTTTGGTAAAGTTGTAAACTTAATAGTTGAGTCAACTTCACCTAATATTTTAACTGTAAATGTTTTTGATTTTGTTGCAAGAACTGTTTCTGGTACGCCACCAAGTCTTGTTGCTTTAACTGTAAATTTATATTCTTTTGTAACTGCTGGTTGATAAGGTACACGACCTGCAATTTCACCCGTGCTACTATCTATTTGCATACCAGGTGGTAATGAACTTACACTATTATCATCGTTAAGTGCTTCAAGTGTATAAGTTAGTCTTCCTAAAATTGTTTCTGTATCTAATACATCAAGGAAGAATGTTAAGAAATTATTTGCTCTTCTAAATCCTAAGTTAGTAGGAGTTAGCCATAATGGAGTTCTTAAGTATGTATTGTCAGCACTAAACAAACCATTTGAGATTTGCATCTTAGTGTTGTCTGCTCTTAAGAAGTCATCACCTACAAGATAAATTTGGAACTTACGTTTCTTAATAGTATCGCCATCACTAACACTAACTATAAACTCGTAAAACCTATTTAATTTTCTTGGTTGTTTAGTTGGAATTCTGTCATCGTATATACGTGTGTCATAAAAGAAACTATCGTAACCGTTAGCACTTCTGTCACCAAAGTCAAAAGGAAATGTACCATACACGTTTGCATCATAGTGTCCGCTTCCTGCTTTCTTATCTAAAGCAAGTACAGGTTCAACTAATCCTACAATTCTTCCATCTGATGTAAGTTTTGTTCCTGGAGGAAGTTCACCATCGTCATCAGCAATGAAATATTCAAGTTCATCACCTGCAGGTAAATCTGCATCTATTGCTTGTAATTGGAAATCTAATAATGTGTTATCGAGTACAAAATATTTGCTATTTGGGTCAACAGCAATTAGTCCTTCTTTTGTAATCCATTCAGGTTCATCAGCACCGTCAATTAATATTGTAAATGTTCTATCTTCAATAGCACCTGAACTATCTGTTGCTCTAAGAACAAACTTTGATTCTGTTAGTCTTTCTACTTCAAACGGAGTACCTACAATATATAAACCTTCAATTCTAAGTCCGCCGGGTAAGTTTCCACTAATAACTTTTACTGTACTAATGGTGTTTGATACTGTGTTTACAGGGAGTGCAATTCCTATAGTTGCATTTTCTGCAAATATACCTAAATTAGATCCTGTTTTTAAAGTCCAGATGGTTGCCATGTTAATTCCTTATTCAATAGTATTTATCGGAATATTATGGCTATGGTTATAGCGGGTTTGTAATTGTGCCGTTCTCAATAGTAATATCTGCAACGGTACTGTCTTCTTGTAACCCTGGATCATCAAGCGTACCTAAATCAATGTTAGTTGCTGATCCTAAAAATTCAATAATACTTGAAACACTGCCTGTAATACTTCCAAAGTTAAAACCGTAAATATCTCTTACGTCAATACCGTATACAGTAGTTTCAGCATCTCTTATATTGTACAGCAATTTATTATTAGCATCTAAATCGCCGCCTAACACTGGGGTAGCGTCTGTGCTTAATTCTGTAACAGAATTAATTGTAATACCATTTGCACCATTTTGTGCTGTGGTTGTATTAGTACCGCCTGCAATAGTAAATGTATCACCTTCTGCAAGTGTAATACTTCCGCTATCAGTAGCAACAATTAATTGTTGTAATCCGCCAACACTTTCAATAATAACGTTACTGCTATCTGATGTAACTGTAACATTACCGCCTGCTTTGATTTTCTTAAATTGTAAATCAAACCCAGTCTTTTGTGCAAAGACGCCTTGTCCTTCTGTACCTAAATTAGATGCAGTTGTTTGCTCAGGATTACGATTGTCAAGTTCTGTAAAGTTATTATTAACTTTTACAAACGCTTCACGTAAATCATCACCTGTTCCGTCATTTGCTACGCCGCCGATATTAACTGTTTGTATTGCCATACTAATATTTATCCTATTCTGGTGGTCTCTTACGTACTGTGCGTCTTGCTCTCGGATACAATGCACCTGTAGTAGGTCTTAAATTATAATCTTTCTTAGGGTGCATAGCACCATCTATACTACGTTCAAAATTGTACTTTGCATGTACATTAGGTGAACCTTGTAAGTCATCTTCATCAGTTGGAGTGTCTGTAACTGCATCATGTAATTGATCTGTTACTGCCCATTTGCTTATTAAATATTCTTTAACTTGTTCTTGTGTATAATGAGGATAAGTTTCCATTAGACAAGCAACCAATCCTGCTACTTGTGGACTTGCCATACTCGTACCTGAAATCTTTCCAATTTTATAACTGGGCGAACTGCCGCTTCTCGGATCTGTTGTTCCACCACCTGGATAACTTGTATTCAAAACTGACATGATAGATGTGCCAGGAGCGTAAAGATCAACACCAGGACCACAATCACTAAATGATACTTTTCTATCTTTGCTGTTTGTTAAACTGGTATCAGTAGCACCAACACAGATATTAGGTATATCGTATGTGCCATCTACAGCATTATCATTTGCTGTTGGACTTGTGCCACGCATATAATATCTTGCACCCGCCGTTGTTGTTTCAAATGTATTATCCCAATCAGCATCACCTGGTGCGGCATGTTTCCATTTTCCGTTACCAGCCGCGCCTATTGTAATAATACCTTCATCAATAGCATCTTCGATGTCTGCATCAAGTGCCGCAACTCTTACAGGAATACGTTGATCTGCTATAAGTCCCCAAGCATTAAGTTGTGCAGTTGAAAAAGAACCATCAGTTGTTTTGTTATCATTTTGTTCAATAGTTAAATCAATCTGTGTAGGTGTTGCTTCATAAAATTTATATTCATATCTTATAGTAGGAGATCCAAGTGTGCCACTTGTGTTCTTATTACCTTCCCATACTAATCTATAAATTCTACTACCAACTGTACCTGTTGTTCCGTAAAAAATTCTTTGACAACTACAGTCTTCTGCTGTTACCATAATCTTTGGAAGAGAAGGTGTATTCTCATCAATACCAGAATACGTTGTTGCGCCACCACCAAATGTAAGATAACTGTTTGTACCCATATAGATATAGGGTGAACTTTCATTTAAAAATGTTACATTGAATGGCATTATAAGTTCCCAGTACCCGTCATCATTGCCACCTGTTGTTGGAGATACACTTGCTGTTAAAGTATCTACGTTAGCAATAGGAATATTTGTACCTAATGAAGTAACTGTCGCCGAAGGACTTCCTCCTGCATATCCTATAAGTGTACATCTTAATAATGCCGCTGACGTAGGGTCAGTACCTTCTGTAACTGTTGATTGCCATGTGATACTATAAACATCATTGTCTGGCAAACTTAAACTTGATTGTGTTATGTCAACTTCTGCAAAACCGCCGTCAACTGATGTTTCGCTATCTGTTTGTGTTTCAATTACAGCACTGGCTGAATTTTGAACAGTAACAGTAAGATCAACCTCTGAAATTCCTGTTATACCTTGTGTACTAACATTGTGTTTATAACTGATAGTAGCAGGTCCTTGTATGGTTGTTGTATAACTTGCATTAGGTAACACTTCTATATCTAACTCAATCGTTCCGCCTGTTCTTGTAAACCCTGTAGGGGTTGACCCAAAGTCGCCGCCAACTGTACCTTCAGAACCTGAAGTTGTAATACGTTGTGAAATGTTTTCTGGATCTGCTGTAAAAGCACTTATTCCTGCTGTAGAAGTAAACACTCCTGAAGTACCGTTGTATGTTGTTGATCCACTTGGTGTAAATCTTGTGCCTCTAAAAGTAACTGCCTGAATGGAGCACATACTCCATTGATTTGGAAAAATACTCATTCCCCATGAGTTGTTGACGACTGTTGGGTTTTTGATCCCTGTGGATCCATTGACTGCTTTTGTTGCGTGAAATTGTCTAATGTAATCGAACACGTAAGGAAAATTGTTATTACCAACAGCGCCAGCATAGTAGTAAAGATTATATAAGTTCGCATCTCTTGCCCATCCTTGTCTGTTGCCCCCTGCTGTACCCATAACGTGATTAGCATGATAACTGCCTGGATTACCGTAACTGTAGTTACCTGCTGATCCGCCTGTTACTGCGGGGTTGTGTTGATACCAATTATACTGCACTATTCTTTCTGCTGAGCCGTCGGCTGTTTCTTGTCCTGATATTTGTGTGTATTCCGGATGTCCAGTGTATATACCGTCACCATCACAAATTACCAAGTCAACGTTTCGACCAGTTGCATTAAATGATATTGTTGTGTTTACTTCTGTAAAAGTTTGACCCCATGAAGATTGATTTTGTCCGTCTAATAGGCGTAGCAATCCCCAGTTAAGATCTGTGTCTGTGTTTGTGCTATTTCTTGCAAAATTTCCTGTTTGTTCTACTATTGAGAATTCACTAACATCG